ATCATATAGCCGCCTGTCTACGTACGAATCTTGCCCGCGCAAGTTCGAGTATCTGTACGTGCTGAAGTCCATCAAGGACAGCGGAAGTACAGCGACAGAGTACGGGACCCGGGTACACGGCGCGCTGGAGAATTACGGCAAGGCTTTGGTCGAGCAGGACATCCCTGTGCTGGAAGGCATTTTGGAACTGGAGAGCGAAGCGAAGGCTTGGTTCCCCATGGTCAAGAAGATTTGTGACCGCCCGGGCGAGAAGCTGTTCGAGCACCAGATGGCCATTCGCCGGGACAAAACACCCTGCGGCTGGTTCGACTCCGAGGTGTGGCTGCGCTCCATCGCTGACGTGCTGGTCATTGACGGCAAGAAGGCGTACTGCATCGACTGGAAGACCGGCAAAAAGAAGGACAACCCCACGCAGATGCAACTGTTTGCGGCGATGGTATTTCTGCACTACCCAGAGGTCGAGGAAGTGGCGACTAGTTTCGTGTGGCTGGTTGCAAACGACATGACCAATGTGGTGTATCAGCGCCGGTATGCAGACAGCCTGTGGGTGGCCATCGAGCCACGACTGGTGGCGGTGCAGGAAGCTGTGGACCTCGGCGTATTCACGGCCAAGCCCTCGGGCCTGTGCCCATGGTGCCCAGCACAAGACATCTGCGGTGACGCAAAGAAGGGAAAACGGAAATGAAAAACGAAAAAGATGTGAAGGCCGCCGTCAAGAAATCGCTGGGTAACCCGGTCAATTTTTTGTGGTACTACATGCCCGCAGCCAATGGCTTCGGCACTCCGGGTATCCCTGACTTCATGGGGACGTGCTACGGGTTTACGTTCGCCATCGAGACCAAGTTCGGTGCCGGTAAGCGTACAGCGTGGCAGGAGAAGCAGGCCGCAGCTATTGAGGCGGCGGGCGGGAAGTATTGGCTCATCAACGAGAAGAACGTGGCGGACTTCCTGTTGGAGTTCAGCGTCTGGGCGTGTGAGTGCGCGGCTCGCAACGGGGTTATGTAATGCTCGTAGTTCCCTCATCCCGCAAACTTGTCATCGACTCACCTAGCTACGCACAAGTGGCGTCGGTGATTCCCCACGCGAAGGCATTTACCCATGGCGGACAGAATTTACTTGCGCTGCATCATGGTGTCGAAGAGTCACTGGTGCTTAAAAACTTTGGCTTTAGTGTGCCTGCGCCTATCTTGTCCTACTACTCGTGGCCTGCACGCTTTGCGGCTATGGAGCATCAAAAGGACACGGCAGCGTTTTTGACAATGAACAAGCGGGCACTGGTGCTGAATGCCCCGGGCACTGGCAAGACCTTGTCGTCCATCTGGGCGGCTGATTTCTTGCTGGACGAAGGGGTTATCAAACGCATACTGATCGTGGCGCCACTGTCTACCCTGACTGTGGTGTGGGGCCGAGAGTTGTACCACCACTTACCCCACAGGGCTTTCAAGGTAGTCACAGGGGACCGGAAGAAGCGGGAAGAGTTGCTGGCCACACCCGGCTGCCAATACTTCATCATCAACCACGATGGCTTCACGAACATGCAGGACGTGCTGACCAACTTCGACCTCGTAATTTACGATGAGGCCACCGCCCTCAAGTCTCCGAGTTCACAACGCTACAAGATGTTTGCGAAGTGGATGTCGAAGTATGACCCATGGTTGTGGATGCTGACGGGCACACCCATCTCGCAGAGCCCTGCAGACGCATGGACCCTTGCGCGACTGGTGAATTCCCCCACGTGCCCGAAGAGTTACACCACGTTCAAGGACATGGTGATGCAGAAAATTACGACGTTCAAGTGGGCCGCGCGGCCGGACGCCCTGACGACATGCAAGAAGATTTTGCAGCCGTCGATTCGATTTTCGCTGGACGAGTGCAAGGACTTGCCAGACACTAATTTTGTGGGGCGCAAGACCACGCTGACGGCGCAACAGAAGCGGGCGTTCAAGGAAATGCAGGAGAAGGCGGTGACATTTTTCTCCGGCGCGGAGGTGGCGGCGCCCAACGCGGCAGTGGTGCTGGCCAAGCTATTGCAAATTTGCTGCGGTGTGGTGTACAGCGACACAGATCGAGTTGAAATAGATGCCAGTGACAGGTATAATACGTTCACCGAGTTGCTTGATGAGATAGGCGGCAAGGTAATAGTGTTTTGCCCGTTACGGGGAGTGCAGGACTGGTTGGAAGCGTCATTACGCAAAGGTGGCTACGATGTGGCATCTGTACATGGCGGGGTGGGTAAGACAGCGCGTAATCAGATATTTAATGACTTTCAGCACACGAGCGGTATTCAGGTTTTGCTGGCACACCCAAGGGTAGCGGCGCACGGACTGACGCTGACGGCCGCGAAGGACATTATCTGGTTTGCACCTATCTACTCGCTGGAGCAATATGAACAAGCCAACGCAAGAATTAGGCGTTTGTCTACCGAGGGCAAGACGACTGTGTGGCACCTATATGCCACGCCGTTCGAGGCAGAGTTGTACCGCAGATTGCGGACAAAGCAAAAAGTGTTGGGTGAATTTCTTAACTTAGTATCTGGAGTCAACGATGAACTATAAGGAGCAGCAATGGTAGACAAGGTTTTATTTAGTAGTGCAACGGACCTATGGGCTACGCCTCAGAAACTGTTCGATGCCTTGAACGCACAGTACGGATTCTCAGTAGATGTTTGCGCTACTGCGGACAACGCGAAGTGCCCCGTATTTTTTACCCCAGAGCAAGATAGGCTGGCGCAACATTGGTCTGGTACTTGCTGGATGAACCCTCCATATGGGCGTGACATCGGCAAGTGGATTCAAAAGGCCCACGATACTGCGCAACAGGGGGACGCCACGGTGGTATGTCTACTCCCTTCGCGGACCGATACTGCGTGGTGGCACGAATACTGCCTGAAGGGGAAAGTTACCTTTATTCGGGGAAGATTGAAGTTTGGCACGGCGACAAATAGTGCTCCCTTCCCCAGCGTGTTGGTGGAATTTCCGAAATTTATGAACCATTAGGAGAAATCAATTGAACTTTGAACAAGCAGGCGAAAAATATATCGCTCTTCGCAATGAGGTGGCCGCCATTGAAGCCGAAGCAAAAACCGCTGTGGCTGAGAAAAAGGCTACCATGCTGGACTTGGAAAACTGGTTTACTTTACGTGCCCAAGAAGAAGGCATGGTGAAGATTCCCACATCCGTGGGGACCGCGTATTGGTCCACACACAATGCCGCAACTGTTGCCGACCGCAACGCGTTGTTCGAGTTCTGCAAAGAAAACAATACGTGGGATTTGATTGAATCCCGCGCGTCAAAAACCGCCGTGAAAAGTTATGTTGAAGGCCACGGTGTACCCCCGCCCGGAGTGAATTTCTCTTCCGTGCAAGTCTTCAACTTCCGTAAAACCACCTCAAAGGAATAAGTCACATGACTACGACCGCTCTCACACAAGTACCCGCGCACATCGCGGCCCGTATCGCCGCTCGTCAGGCCGCTGGCAACGGCAAGTCCGATGCCATGAAAGCCATCCTCGGCGATGGCGTGCAGTTCCCCAAGATCAGCATTCGTGCTGGCCGCTATCGGTTGGTGGAAGATGGTGTTGAGACCCCCGTGGGTATCACACTGGATGCCATCATCGTCGGCGTCAACCCCCGCACCAGCAAGGTGTTCTATGCGAAGGCTTATGACCAGAGCGCTGACAATGCCCGCCCCGACTGCTTCTCCAATGATGGCATCAAGGCTGACGCCTCCGTGACAGCCCCAGTCGCAAACGGCTGCGCCAACTGCCCCAACAACGTGCTGGGCTCCAAGATTCTGCCGTCCGGCGCCAAGTCCAAGATGTGCAACGACCAGCGCCACCTCGCGGTGATCCCTGCGTCTGACCCCAGCAAGGTCTATGGCATGACTGTTCCCGTGTCCGGCATGAAAGCGCTGCGGGAATATTTCAAGGACTTAGACAATTTCGGCATGAACCCCGAGGAAACCATAACCGAATTGGGCTTTGACGACACCGCCAGCTACCCCAAAATCACGTTTACACGCAAGGGTTTCGTGCCTGAGAAGCACATCACCAAAATTGATAGCATCGTGGGCAGTGATGACGTGAAGGTGGCAGTACGCCTCATGGCACCCACAGGCTCAACGCAGGCCGCAATTGCGGCTCCTGCAGGGAACGCAGCACTGGCTGCACCTACCCCAGCGGCTGCGCCCAAACCAGCGGTGGACGATGCGTACGAGGATGATGCTGCTCCGGTTGCCGCAGCCCCGGCTCCAGCGCCTTCCAAACCAGTAGCGGCTCCTGTGAAGGCGTCGTCGGAATTAGAAGCTAAACTCGACAACTTGTTCGGCGACTAATATACTGGCCTTCCGATTTCTCACCCCGGCAGCGCCGGGGTTTTTCATTCTGAGGGGTATGCGTGGACACAAAAACTTTCTTTACTCGCGTGCTGTCCCCCACTGACGAAGTTGTAATCTGCACCCACAAACCGGACCCGACCGGAAGTAACCCGAAGGGGTTCTTCTGGGACAATGGCTCATTTGCAGATTTAGACGATGCGGTCGCGGCGGTGCAACGATTTGATAAACAGGCCGACATGACGGTCTACTACTCGGTGGGGAAATTTGCAAACCACCAGTACATTAGCGAAAAGACCGGGAAGCCCCGGCACCATCGCTACAAACACTTGGCTACTTCGTTTAAGGCATTGGCGTTCGATTTGGATTGCGGGGCGGACAAACCCTATGCAACCCAAAAAGAAGGCTGGGCGGCGCTGAAGGCTGGGCTGCTGGCCATCGGGTTTCCCATGCCCATGGTGGTGTCTTCCGGCAACGGGATTCACTGCTACTGGCCGCTCACCTCCAGCGTCAAGGCCGAGCACTGGGAGAAAGCCTCCATCGCCCTGCGCCTCGCGCTGGACGAACACAAGGTGCAGATTGATGTCTCGAAAATCCACGACACGTCCATGGTACTGCGCCCGGTGGGCTCCCATCACAAGAAGCAAACTCCGTGGAAAGAAGTGCGCTGTGTGGCCGACTGCCCGGACTACGACCCAGCCATGCTGTTCGGGTTGCTCAAGCCATGGTTCGGCAAGATAGCCGCCTCCGTAACGCGGCCGATACGCGCGGGGGGCACCAAGGGACGTTCCTCGGTCATGTCCGCGCTGCTGGATACCGGCGACATCGTGCTGGACGCCGTGGTGCAGGGGTGTGCGCAGCTTGCTGCCATTGTTGCCTCCGGCGGAGTGAGTGATGCGGCGGGGCGCCCGGTGACGGAACCCATGTGGCGAGCCACCATCGGGTTCGCAAAGTATTGCACAGACGTGGACGGGGCAGTGGTGGCCATGGCCGGGAAGCACCCGGACTTTGACCTTGCGGACTCCAAGGCGAAGATGATCAACTGGAAGGCCACGGGGCCGACCACCTGCGTCGAGTTCGAGAAGCACTGCTCTAGTGGCTGCGCTGGTTGCCCCCGCAAGGGCACCATCACTAGCCCTGCCGGGCTGAACAAGGTCATCGACATTGTGCCCCCTCCCGGGGTGGCGGCAATTAGCCTGCCGGGCGACTACTTTATGGACGGCGGCAAGATTTGGATGGACGTGGAAAAGGAAATCAGCAGCATGGCCGCCGACGGCAAGAAGCTGAAAGCCATGGTTACAGAGAAAACGCTGGTGTGCCCACTGGAGATGTACATAACAGGCATCTTCACGGACTACTCGTACTCCAGCACTACCGCAACCCTGCATGTGAAGTACCCGCTGGGGAATTGGAAAGAGCACGAACTGCCGTTGGGCAAGTTGTCGAGCCCCAAAGACCTGAGCGACTACCTCATCAATAAGCAGATTTTTATTACCCAACAGGCCGTGCAAGAACGGACAAGGATTTACCTCATGAACTACTTGGAAATGGTACAGAAACAGGCCCCATCCGGCGCGGACTTCGTGTCCTTCGGCTGGCAGGACGACGGCTCATTCCTATGCGGGGAAACCCTCATCAACTCACCCACGGGCAATGTGGCCCGGCGGCTCAAGGGTCCAGCATCCCGCTACGCCGACATCATCTGCCTGAAGGGCGACCGCGAAGTGTGGGCAGACGCCACAGCGATGCTGGACATTCCACAGGCCAACAATGTGGCAGCGGCCATCCTGCTGTCTGGTGTGGGCATCCTCGGCCCGGTGGCAGGCAATGCCACTGCGGTGATTTCCTTCTTCTCCACCAAGACCACCACGGGCAAGACAACCTGCCTGTATGCGGCCAACAGCACGTTTGGGCACCCCAAGGCGCTACTCATGCGCTCGAAGGACACCAGCAACGCCACCTACAAGATGCGGGGCGTCCTCAACAACATGCCGGGCACCGTGGACGAGTTGACCATGCTGCCACCAGAGCAGGCTACAGAGATGGCGTACAGCTTCAGCGAAGGCCGCGAGAAGATTGCCATGACCAAGGACCGCGAACTGCGTGAGCCAGCCGTCTGGGCGGGGCCGACAATGGTGTCCTGCAACATCTCGCTGATTAGCAAGTACAGTGAAGTCATGGCCCAGAGCGACCCAGTGCGGATTCGCACGCTGGAGTTCGTGCAGGACGACAACCACTTTGCCAAGCTGGCGGTGCGCGGTGCCCACGACTTCTTCGACGCCATCGAGCACAACCATGGGTTCTTTATACCGGAAGTGGTCGAGGCAATTGTCACCATGGGCGGGGCGCGCAAGGTGTGGGAAGACGGCGCTGCAGCGTTCGACAAGAAGTTCTCGTTTGCGTTTGAGACCGAGGAACGGTTCTACAAGACCAACGTGGTGGCTGCGTGGATTGTCGGGCTCATCGGCAAGAAACTGGGCATTGTCCGGTTCGACGTGACCCGCGTTATCCAGCACATGCTGGACCGCATCGTGGCGCTCCGTGCACACGCCGTGGCCTCCGCCTCTGACGCGTTCGACACCATTGGCCAGTTCCTGCAGGAGCACGCCGACATGCTGCTGGTAGCCAGCGAGGAGTACATACAGGGCGGCAAAGGCAAAGAGGTGCCCCAGTACCCGCTGCCCATGAAAGCGGTGGCCCGCATGACGCTGGTGTTCGACGCCCAGAACCCTGTGCTGCCCGGCAGCCGCATGGCGATTAACACCGTCATCCTCAAGCGCTGGCTGACGCGCAGCAAGGACTCGCTGGACCGTATCACAGAGGAGCTGGGCGCGGCGGGCGCGCTGGTATCAGTCAACCAGCGGGTAACTATTTACAAGGGCTGCCACGGGCAGAATCCTGCACAGGCATGGTGCTTGGTACTGAACATGAACCACCCCCGGTTCGCTCAGGCCATCACCGGCGCGAAGTCTTACCAACCCAGCCCAGTGGCCCTATCAATGGTCGCCGGGGCTACAACCTAGGAGAGAGCGATGCCACTGAAATCAGGAACCAACCCCAAGACCATCTCGGCCAACATCAAGACCGAGATGAAGCATGGCAAACCCCAGAAACAGGCAGTAGCCATTGCCCTGTCCGTGTCTCGCCGCGGGGCGCCACCCCCAAAGGCAAAACCCAAAAAGTAGTTACTTCATCCCGCCCGACTTGGTGCGGGCAAACGAGCGGTTCTGGGAAGCTGGAACCGCTCGGAGATTGGAGGCCCCGTTGCCCCCGCCCTTGACGATGGGATGCTTGTGGTCCACATCCTTGCCGTCCCCCTTCTTCACTACCCCCTTCTTCACCATCTCCGCACGGGCGGAGTTGCGTGCCGCGCGGTTCTTGATCTGCTCGGGTTTACCCTGATACGCCTCGTACTCTTTTTTGTAGTCCCTAGCCATTTTTACCTCCGTCGAATTTA